ATGAAGCTGCGCATCGGTGGCCTTTATGAGAACCGTGAAGACGCCATGGTGGTCAACCGCGGTACGCTCTTCGAAGTTCCGTACATGGACAGTCTGCTCGACGACGTCTCCATCAGGCTGTACTGACATGCAAGCCGGTTATCTCTATGAGTGGGTGTCGGTCAAGCACAAAAGCATCACGCGCGACGGCGATTTTGGTTCCGAGATCATCACCTGGGTCGATTTGTACGCCAACATCCGCGCCAACACGACGCCCAAGAGTGGCATCGAGTCCGTGCGCGATGGCATGCGCGTCATGAGCCGGCACATTGAGATCACCATCCGCTGGCGCGCGGGCATAACAACCGACATGCGGGTCTATCACCGTGATGGCCGCATATTCGAGATCATCGATGCTGTCGAGATCCCGCGCCGCCGCGGTCTGGTTATGACTTGCCAGGAGTACAGCGTATGAATGCCGACGGCAGCCTGAATGTGCAAGGCCTGGCTGATCTGCAACGGGCGCTTGACACCTTGCCGGAGAAACTGCAGAACAACGTCATGCGCGGCGCTTTGCGTGCTGGCCAGCGCGTCATCAAGGATCGCGCCCAGCAGATTGCCCCGATTGGTGTGCCATCGACAGACAGCAGTCGTCTGTACGGAACGCATGAGGGTAGCCTGCGTGAGTCGCTACGCATCAATGCAAGAATTTCCAATGACACCATCATCGCGACCCTGAAGGCTGGCAACAAGGTCGCGTTTTACGCACATATGGTCGAGGGCGGCACCAAGTCGCACTGGATCAGGCCGCAAAACGGCAAGAGCCTGTTCATTGCCGGCCTGATGCGTACCGCCGTGTTTCACCCTGGTGCGCGCAAGAACCCTTTCATGAAGATCGCCCTCGACAGCCAGGCACAAGCCGCCGTCGAACGTGTGGGTGAGTACATCCGGGGTCGATTGACCAAGCAGGGCATCGAGATACCGGATGCGGGAGATTACGCAGTATGAGCGCCGTTTCAATCATCCACGCGCTGCTGGCGGCCGCCAGCCCGATCGCTGCGGTGGTCTCTGATCGCATTTACCCGAGCGAGCTGCCGCAGGGCACCCCGCTGCCAGCCATCGGCATCAGTGATCAGGGCGGCGTCGAGCTGCCGACCATCGATGCCAGCGCCGCTTACACCCTGGTTGAAGAGAACGTGCAAGTGACTGTCTTGGCCAAGGATTACGTCACGCAAAAGACGCTTAAGGACAAGGTGCGCGCAGCCTGCAATTTCAAGCGCGGCGCGATCGCCGGCTGCAACGTCATGAGCGTGCGCCGCAGCGGCTGGGGACCAGACATGCGCGACAGCGACCTGACAGTCTTTGCGCAGACCGTCGAATTCAAAGTGACCTGGCAAGAGCCCAACCCGTAACCGTTGACAACCCGATACGGCCGCCCTGAGAAATCAGCGCGGCCTTTTGTTTTGGCGCAAGCCAATCAGCCCGCCCGCTGCATTCGCTGTCGGGTTTCTTTTTTTCAGGAGATCTCATCATGACATTAGCAGCCGGCCTCTTCAAACAGGTAGCGTACAAGGTCGAAGCGACCTTTGGCGCGCAACCCGCCGCATCTGGCGCGCAATCCCTTCGCCGCGTAACGAGTTCGCTCGATCTGACGAAGGACACCTAGCCGATGCTGGTCGCCGGGATCGAGGCTGAAGACGACGCGAGAAGAGGGCGCAGGCCTTGGCCAGATCACGCGGGCCTACCGATCCGACGGGTCTGTGCGATTCGATAGCCTGGCTGACATGCGCCGGCAATACCCGGATCTGAGCGATTGGTCCTGGCAGAACGTCTACAGCCGGCCTGATCTGCAGCTCAGGGCCATTGTCTTGATGAGCCGAAGCAATTACCAGGCGCTGCACGCCGTTGCTGGATCAGATCCACGCCTGGCCATGGCCGACGCTGCCTACAACGGCGGCCTGGGTGGCGTCCAGCGCGAGCGCCGGGCCTGCGGGCTGATCGCCGGATGCGATCCGCAGCGTTGGTTCGGACAGGTCGAGCTGCATTGCCTCAAAAGTCATGCCTCGCTGTATGGGAAGCGATCGGCATGCGACATCAACCGTGAGCATGTCCGCAACGTCATGCTGGTGCGCAGCTCCAAATATAAAGGGGTCATGACATGAGGCCACTCACCTACCACCAGGAGCCAGACTGGAAAGCGAAGCTGCGCGAGAAGGCCGAGATCCTGCTGGCCTTGCGCCAGGCGGCTGCCGCGAAACGTGAAGAGCAACGCCGCGAGTGGGCGAAGACCCAGGCGCCGGAAATCAAAGACGTGAGTGTGGGCAAATGAGCAGGCTTTCACCGATCCTTCGTGATGCTTCGGATAACGGTCTGATGTTCTGGTGCCCTGGCTGCAAGATGGCGCACCGCATTCAGCACGGCGCCGGTAATGGCCCTCGCCGGGGCTGGAATGGCGACACGAACAAGCCGACGTTCACGCCTTCAGTGCTGGTCACGGGAGTCGACTTCACAGAAAAAGGCGAGGCTGATTTCGAAGCCTGGCACCTTGCCGGTTGCCCTGATCGAAACGGGATTGCGTTTGACAGTGCGCCGAGCGTTTGTCATTCATTTGTGACCGACGGCCGCATCCAGTTCCTCGGCGACTGCACGCACGCATTGGCCGGCCAAACCGTAGACCTTCCAGAGTGGCCACATCATGACTGACATCCTCATCAAACTTGGCGTCGTCCTGGCACTGCTGGTCGCGCTGTTCTTCGGCGAGCGCTACATCGAGGGCCGCGGCGCCGATCGCCAGCTCGCGATCGACACCGCCGCAATTACCAAGCAAAAAGCGGAAGCGGTAGCCACGCTGGCCAGCGAGACCGACAAGGTACACCGCGCCGAACAGGCGCTGCAAGATTTCAAAAACCACCAGGAGCTACAAGATGCTGACCATAAAAAGACCGTTGCTGATCTGTCTGATCGCCTGCGCCGCATTGCTGGGCCTGCTGGCCGGCTGCGCGACCCGAACGCTGCCGGATGTGGGGGCAGTAGTGGTGGCGCCAAAGGAAGTGATCCCGCCGCCGCCGGTGATCGTCCAGCAGACCCTGCCCAAGCCGGCGGGCTACTTTCAGCGGAGCTTAGTGGATTACTCGCTGGGCTCACCAAAGAAGCCGACGACATCAACATCGCCTATGCCAGCTGCAGGGCTGACGCCTTCGCAATAAGGGCAACTGCACCACCGTAAAGACAGGGCGACCGGCCCGGGTGCGCTAACACCCTGACCAGCCGCCAATCCACGATACAGCCGTGAGCCAGCCAAGGCCCTGCCACCTCCCGGGAGGCGGGCCCAGTGTAACAACCCACCTGGAACCCCTCACAATGGCCTCACCCATCATCCCTTGGCTGGGCGGCAAGCGCCGCCTGGCAGACACCATCCTGCATCGCTTCCCGCCTCACACCTGTTACGTCGAGGTGTTCGCCGGCGGTGCGGCCATGTACTTCCTGCGGCCGCCGGCCGAGGTCGAGGTCATCAACGACATCAACGGCGACGTCGTCAACCTGTACCGTGTGGTCAAGAGTCACCTGGAAGAGTTCGTGCGTCAGTTCAAATGGGCGTTGTCGAGCCGCGAGATTTTCAAATGGACGCAGGACACGCCGGCCGAGACCCTGACGGACATCCAGCGCGCCGCCCGGTTCTACTACCTGCAGCACCAGGCGTTCGGCGGCCGTGTGCAGGGTCAGAGCTGGGGCACCGCCACCACGGCGCCGGCGCCCACCGTCAACCTGCTGCGCCTGGAAGAAGACCTCAGCACCGCGCACCTGCGGCTTCATAGCGCCTACATCGAGCGCCTGGACTGGAAGGAGTGCATACGTCGATACGACCGGCCGCACACGTTCTTTTACATGGACCCGCCGTACTGGGAGACCGAGGGCTATGGTGTGCCGTTCCCCTGGTCGGAGTACGAGGCTATGGCTGAGATCATGAAAGGCATCAAGGGCAAGGCGCTGCTGAGCATCAACGATCACCCGCAGATCCGCGCGTGCTTCGCCGGCCTGCACATCGAAGAGGTCCCGATCAAGTACACCGTGGGCGGTGGCCAGGGCGTCGATCGCATGGAACTGCTGATCAGCAGCTGGGACGTCGACGCGCAGCCGGCCGGGCTGTTTTGATGCCGATGATCGGGATCTTTGGAGCGCAATCGAGCTGAATTTCCCGTCCCAAAACTACTGGATATTTGGCAGTGCCAAATAAAACGCCAAACAAGCAAGAAAAAAGCACTTAGCGCAAAACGCTAAGTGCTTGATTTCATTTGGTATTTTTGGCTCCTCGACCTGGGCTCGAACCAGGGACCTACGGATTAACAGCCCCGTCCCAGACACCGCTAGACGCAACTGTACACTAAACAACACCACAACAAAAGACATTTTTACATCAAAGATTCAGACAAAAAAACCAGCTCTCAGGCTGGCTTTTTAGGTGATGTTATTTCGGCGATCACTGCAGTGTTGAGGCGAATCTCTCAACCATCGCCAATCGAGCTTGAATTGGTACATCGTAGCTTTTGGCTATCTGGATTCGGGCCATTAGATCGGCCTTGATGCGCTTTTCATACTCAAGTGCACGCGCATGTGCGACGCGATTGATTTGACGCAGCACAGACCGTTCTATGGGCTTTTGGGTCATGCCATGGCTCCGCCGTAGCGTTGATTACGCGAGATTTGCGCAACGATATTGTTCGCTGTGGCCCGCATGCCCCTGACAACATCTGACTTGCTGGCAATATCTCCGACCGACGCCGAGATATTAATTTGAATGCTCTGTCCGGTGCCGCCCAGCTGACTATTCGGAACGATGGTTCCTGCGGTTTTTGGAACGAACAACTCAGGGCCATATTCACCCACAAGGGAAACTTTGCCGACTGGTGGATCTCCGCCGTCAGCAAAGCCAAGCAAACCGGCACCAGCTGAGAGCATGCCGGTTAATCCTCCAGCCTGGAACCCTGCAGTCAGCGGCTTCATGATTGATTGCTGAATGGTCATGCGGATCATGTCAGCAATGATTGAATTAGCCAGGCTGGAAAAGTCGAGCTTTCCGGTTTGCACGAAGTTGACCAGGGCATCTTCCATTCCCTGGAACGCGCCGGTCATGGCCTTGTTGGTTTGGTCGGCAACGTTGGTAACTTTCTTCATGTACTCTTCCAGGGCGGTATTGGCACCAACTTCCCATGAGGCATTGAGCTCATTTTGTTTTTTGATGTCGGCATCGATGGCGTCCGCCACATTGGTCTTCATGACCTCGGCCAACCTCATCAGCTCTAGGCGCTGCTCGGTTGTTGCGTTGGAGCTGAGCTGTTCGACCATCGCATCAACCTTGCGCAGTTCAGTGGCTCTCCTGCGGGCATCTGAGTTCATGCCAAGCATGGCGGTCTCGCGGATGATCCCGCCCGCCTGGTCATTGCCCGCCGACACCAGTTGCAGCGACTTGGCCCGTTGCGCCTCAGACTTGGCGACCTCTTCAACATCGCGCTTGATCTTTTCCTGGCGTATCTCGATTTGTTCCAGGGCGGCAATGTACGGCTCTGCGGCTTTGGATACCAATTTTTGCGCCGCCTCCATGCGCAGCATCTCGAAGCGGCCTTTTTCCTGCTGTTGCAGCTGGCGCTGAAGTTGGTCAATGAAACCTTGGCCTGGGTCTTTGACTGGTGGCTTTGGGTCTCTGTTGTTGTAGGCAAGGTCCTTTTTTACGATCGGCTGACCGTACTGATCAACTGGGCCAGACCAGCCCTCATTCGTAATATCAAATCTCGCTTTCAGCTTTGAGCTGAACATGGTTTTTTGAGCGATAGCGTCGGCGTCTGCCGCAAACTGCTTCATGACATTGGATGCTGCGCTGAATTCACCTCCTGCAGCCAAAGAAATCGCGGCAAAGTTTGCGCCGATCCCTTTTCCGGTAATCTGCACAACACGAACAACGCCGTCGAACATATCGACAACGGATGCAAGCTCCATCGCTGCAACCTGCGCCCATTCCTTGATGCTGCCGTCTTGCGCCAGGCCTTTGACAGATTTGCGCAGACCGTCGTTTCCGTCTGCGGCTTCGACCAGGGTCTGAACAAAATCATTCATCACCGGGATCGCTGCCATGACCACCGTCTTCATCATGACTTGCTTGGTTGCGGCCAGGCGCTTCAATCCCTTTTCGTACTCGTCGGCTGCCAGCACCTGGGCATCTGTTACCTTGACCTCCTGGTCGCCGAGCTCGTACATTTCCTTCATCATTGGCAGGAGCTGTGCGCCGGACTTGCCGAACGCGTCGATCGCCAGCGCGGTCTTTCCTGCGCCGTCTTTGAAGTCCCCGAGCTTCATCGCCATTTCCTTCATGACTACCGCAGGGTCTTTCAGGTTGCCGGCTGCGTCACGCGCATCAATCCCAAGCGCTTTCAAGGCCCGGCTGGCATTGCCGGTCATGTCCTGCGATCCGGCCATGCCTTTGGAAAGTTTTATCAATCCTTCGGTGACAACGTCCATGCTCGTTCCTGAGAGCTTCGACGCCGTCAGAAAAGTGGACATTTGTCCGCCGCTGGTGCCGGCCTTTTCTCCAAAATCTTTCAGGCGTGCGGCACCTTCCGTCACCCCATCGATAAATCCTTTGATAGCGGCAATCGATGCGCCGCCGATAAACCCTGCGCCAATGTTCACCAGGTTTTTGGTGATCATGTCGCCGGTGCGTTTGCTTTTGAGCTCCGCCATATCCATGGCGGTCAAGAATTTTGCGATGTTCGCATTCAGGTCAATTGTTAGATCGCCCAGTGTTCCTGCCATGGTATTTCTCGATTCTTAAAATTTGACTCAGTGCACGCGCGTCCACGCACAGAAAAGTGATTTATCTGCGCTGTGGTTTTGCATAGGTCTTTGGTTATTGGTGCCAGCCACGCACCATCATGAAAAACTAGAGTGCTGCTGGCAGTCGGGGTTATTGCAAGAAATCCTTAAAGCGGGTACTCGCCGACTAATCCCGTAAATTCTCAGGTCGCCGCAAACTTCACGGTTTTGATGGCGCTGCTGTTGATCACAGCGGCACCAGTACGACGAGTCACATAGAACCCGACATAAGGCTTGTTGCTGAACGGATCACGCAGCACGCGGGTGCCGATGCGATCGACAATCGTGTAGCCGCGCTTCCAGTTGCCAAAAGCGATCGCATGCGAACCTGCGCTAATGTCAGGCATGTGCTGTGCCTCATAAACCGGATAACCCAGCAACATATTGCGGTCGCCCGATGCATAGGCGGGCCAGATCAGGGGTCTGCCGAGACTGTCCTTCAATTGCATCAATGCGGCAAGCGTGTTCGGATTCATCAGCCAGGCGGCCTCACCTGGTGCACGGTAGCCGGGATGCATGCTCTGCACAGCTTTGACCAGACAGTCGGTCGGGTCGGTCGATTTGAATGCGCCAGATGCGCCGCTGGCGATGTACTGCAGCGAACCGAATGCACGCACGCCGTCCGCCTCACCTGTGATCGTTCCAGCCAGGAAGCCGGTTGGCTTGTTGGTGCCGTCGCCGGTCACGAAAGCCTCGGATTCAGCGGCAACAAACTGATCGCTGATCACTTCGGTAAGCCAGGCCTCTGCGTTGAAAAACACGTCATCGAGCATTTGCTGTGTGGACTGCGCATTGGCGTACAGCTCGCCCATGGTCGGTTTAATGTCGGCCAGCTTGGGGGTGTTGGTGCCTGTGCGTGCGTCAGTCTCAGCGACCCATGCAGCGGCCTCCCCACGGACGTTCACCAGCTTGTGATAGTCCTGGGTCGAGATTTGCACGACGGATGCAATTTGACGGATCGGGCTGGCCTTGAGTAGCAAGGTCTCGATCAGACCGTCAATTGCTTTGGGGACTGCGAAGCCGCCGTCAGCGCCAGCGCTGCCGCCAACACTCAGGGATTTTTGCTCACCTCGGCGCAGGAACTGGTCGTAATCCTTGTGTTCGCCGACAAGCGTGCGGTTGTCATAGGGTCCGCCAGAACCGGACGTATCGTCGGTTTTGAAGTTCACGCGATTGCCTTTTGCCTCTTTGATTTCGAAGGCGTCCAGGCGGGCATCGTTTTTGATTTTGAACGCTTCAAAAGCCGCGTTTGATGCTTCGATCGCCTTGAGAATTTCGGAGTTGTAGTCCATGTCAGGTTTCCTTAAAAGTGGGTATGGAAACCACAGTCTCAGGGCAATCAGTGTCATTTTTCCTAGACATTTGTCCCGCCAAATTGACATCACGCCAGGCAGTGCGATCGCTGACATTGAAACGCTCGCGGATGATCGTTCTCACTGCTGCGCAGGTCGTACCATTGGCGATCATGTTTGCAGCGACCCTGGCCCGCCTGTTGGCTTTGGGCGGCATTGGCAGATACAGACTGGCACCCGCCCATTTTGCGAGGACGGATAAACAGATCAGCCGAGACCGTGTGTCTGGCATAGCGTCCACCAGCTCGCGGGTGAATTGGTCCGTCAGGCTCATGGTGTTTTCGTCTCGGTGATCGGTGGGTACCCCTACTCGCGGGATTTAAGCGTTTCCGACCACCCTTGCGGCAACCGTGAAAACCTCCACAAGCGCTTCGCCGTTGCCGTCCACGATCAAGCCGCGGGTTGTCAGCGGCTCACCAGGGCGGCCCATGTCGATTCGCAGCTCGAACCTGCAGCCAGGCTTGTCGATCCACTTTGCCGCCACAGAATAGCTGTGCGGGTCATCGTGCCTGGCGTGCTCCAGGCCACGCTTGAACACTGACGCCGTGATTTGCGCGAACAGTGGCATCAATTTGTCTTCGTGAAGTGTTTGCAT